CTACCGGAGCACCGTCGAGCCGGCGATGAAGCTGCGTGACGCCACCTTCGCCGAACCCGTGGATGAGCGCCTCTACGGCTACCAAAATGTTGGCGCGCGCTTCGTCGCCATGCACGAGTGGGTCCTACTGCTCGACGACATGGGCACCGGCAAGACCGTGCAGGCGATCATGGCGATCAAGCTCCGCCAGGAGGCCGGCGCTGAGCCCTACCCCGCGCTGGTGGTCGGCCCGAACTCGATGAAGCGCACCTGGGTGAAGGAGTTCGCCCAGTGGTACCCCGAAGCGCGCGTGGCGCAGCTGACCGGCAGCCGGGTGAAGAAGCTGAAGATCATCGATCAGGTGAAGGCCGGCGAGATCGACGTCCTGATCGCGAACTGGGAGAGCCTGCGCCATCACTCCCGCCTCGCCGGCTACGGCTCCGTGCGGTTGCAGGGGTGCGTGGTGTGCGAGCCCGGCGAGAAGCGCGACCAGCGCCTCTGTCACAAGTGCCCGAAGGAGTTGAACGAGGTCGCGTGGCGCACGATCGTCGCCGACGAGTCGCACCGCGCGAAGGACCCGAACGCCCAGCAGACCCGCGCGCTGTGGGCCCTGCGCACCGAGGACACGACCCTGCGCGTGATCGCCACCGGCACGTGGACCGCCAACGGACCGCAGGACGCGTGGGCGCAGCTGCACTTCTGCGACCCGAAGTCCTTCCCCGGCAAGACGAAGTTCATCGACCGCTACCTGGTGGTCACGCACAACCCGTTCGGCGGCATGGAGGTGATCGGTCTCAACCCGCTCACGCAGGCCGAGTTCTACTCGATCATCGACCCGCACATGATCCGTCGAACGAAGGCCGAGGTGCTGCCCGACCTGCCGGAGAAGGTCTACTCCGTGCGCGAGGTCGAGATGGCGCCCAAGCAGCAGAAGGCCTACGACGACATGGTGAAGACCATGATCGCCGAGATGGAGAACGGCGACTACGCCCTGGCGCTGGACCCGATCGTGCAGCGCACGCGCCTCGTCCAGTTCGCCAGCGCGACCGGTATCGAGGTCGTCCGGACCAAGTACATCGACCCCAAGACGGGTGAGGAGAAGACCCGCGAGAAGGTCATCCTCGCCGAGCCGTCGAACAAGATCGACGCGCTCATGGAGATCCTGGAGGAGGCCGCCGGCAAGCCGCTGGTCGTCTTCGCCGTCTCCACCCAGCTGATCAACCTCGCCAGCGCGCGGCTGGAGAAGGCGAAGATCCCGCACGGCCTGATCACCGGCCAGCAGAGCCTGATCGAGCGGAACATGCACATGGAGCTGTTCCAGGCCGGCAAGTACCCGGCGATCCTCTGCCAGGTGCAGGCCGGCGGCACCGGCATCACCCTGACGGCGGCGGATACCGTGGTCTTCCTGCAGAACACCGACAGCGCGGTGGACCGCAAGCAGGCGGAGGACCGCTGCCACCGCAAGGGTTCCGAGATCCACGACTCGATCAACATCATCGACATCCGCTCGGCGGGCAGCATGGAGGAGCAGCAGGAATGGAACCTGGCGATGAAGGACGGCCGGCTCCAACAGCTGCTGCGGGACAAGGAGCGCCTCATCCGGCTGCTGAAGGGCAAGTAGTCCCGCCCGTCAGCAACAGCGAGCTGGGCACCTTCGCGGACTGCCAGCGGCGCTGGTGGTTCACCTACGTGCTCAACCTCGGGGTGAAGCGCGAGCACGCGGCCGTCACCGGCGCCCTGGCGTTCGGCACCCGGATCCACGCGTGCCTGGAGCGTCGCTACCAGAACGGCGAGAACGCCCTGGCGGTCTATGAGGAGCTGCACGTCGAGGCCGAGCGCGAGCTGAATGAGATCGAGAACGCGCGCGGGGGGTTCGACGCCGAGCAGCGGAAGAAGCTTGCCGACGAGCACTCCCTCGGCCGGGCGATGCTGGAGGGGTTCGACCAGTGGGCGGCCGAGACCGGCCTGGACGAGGGGATGACCTTCCTCGCGGCCGAGCAGCTGGTGCAGGTCGACAGCGGCATCCCCGGCGTCCAGCTGCGCGGCAAGCTCGACCAGGTGTGGCGCCGGGACATCGACGGCGCGCTGATGTTCCGCGACTTCAAGACCGCCGCCGACCTCCGATCGGGGCCGGCCAGCCTGCCGCGCGACGAGCAGATGATGTTCTACGTCATGCTCATGCGCCTGCAGCACATCCAGCAGGGCGACGGTAGCGGGCAGTGGGGCGGCGTGCCGCGCGGCGGCATGTACACGATGCTGAAGAAGGTCAAGCGCTCCGATCGGGCGAAGCCGCCCTTCTTCGACCAGCACGAGATCATGTTCAACGACCGCGCGATCCGCTCGATGTGGCTGCGCACCCACCGCCGGATCCAGCAGATGCTCGACTCCCGGGCGGCGCTGGCGGCCGGCGAGGACCACCGGTACGTTGTGCCTCCGCGCCCGAGCAAGGACTGCTCGTGGAAGTGTCCGTTCGTCGCCGTCTGCCCGATGGCGGACGACAGCTCGGACGAGACGCTGTTCGCCCTGCTCGACCAGCTGTACGTCGAGAAGGACCCGTACGACTACTACGGGGAGGACGAGAAGCAGCTCGACGTCTGATACACTCGATCTCCTTGGAACAAAGGAAGTGACGTATGACCACTCTTGGTCGATCTCTCTCCGTTCTCGTGTACTCGGAGTCCAAGGTCGGCAAGACGACGGTCTGTAATACAGCTCCAGCCCCTAGGCTGATCCTGGATGCAGAGATGGCGTCCCGATTCCTTCCCGGCGCGCAGGTGCGCTGGAACCCGCACACCGAGCCCCCGCCCGTCTACGACGGGACGTGGGAGACGTGCATCGTCGTCACCCGCGACTACATGACGATCATCCGGGTCATGCAGTGGCTGGAGAGCGGGCAGCACCCGTTCGAGAGCGTCTGCATCGACTCGATCTCGGAGATCCAGAAGCGCCTGCGCGACCAGGTGACCGACGGCACGGGTCAGATGGACCAGCAGAAGTGGGGCGAGATGCTCACCCACATGGAGTCGCTGATCCGCCGCCTCCGCGACCTCACCGAGCACCCGACCAAGCCGATCACCGCCGTCGTCATCACCGCGATGACCGAGCTGCGGGACGGCAAGTGGCGCCCCCTGGTACAGGGAGCGCTCCGCGACACCCTCCCCTACTTCGTCGACATCTGCGGCTACATGTTCGTGCAGCAGATGCCCTCGGAGGACCCCACGCAGCCGGGCCCCGAGATCCGGCGCATGCTCACCCGACCCAACGCGACGTTCGTCGCCGGGGAGCGGGTGCAGGGCCGTGTCCCGCAGTACGTGGACGGTCCGGCGGTGAACATCAGCGTCCTCCTGGACATGGTGTTCGGGCCGGTCCCCGCGCCTGCGGAACCGGTCGACTCCGCGCAAGTGCAGTAGCACCGCGCTCCTCCTAGGTAAGGACACGCAGTGACCGATCCCGCAACTGGCCTGAACTTCGCCGACGAGTTCCAGAAGCACGGCGGCGAGGCCGAGCAGATCGCTGAGGGCAACTACGACGCCGTGGTGGACACGGCGAAGACGCAGTCCTCGAAGGACGGTTCGAAGCCTCAGGTGGTGCTCACGTTCAAGATCGTGGACCACCCGAAGTTCTCGAACCGGAAGATCACGAACACCTTCACGTTCAGCACCAACAGCGAGATGGCGAAGAACATCTTCTTCCGCCAGATGGCTGCGCTGGGCTTCGCCGGTGAGTTCTGGGCCGCCAACCCGACCAACCCGTTCCCCGCGCTCGTCGCGGTGGCGCCCGGTCGGCGCGCGAAGATCCAGGTCAAGCACGAGGAGTACCAGGGTGTCGCCCGGCCGAGGGTCAAGAACGTGATGCCCGGCTCCGGCGGTCCCGCTGGCAGTGGCGTGCCTCCGGCACCTGGCGGTCTGACGCCGCCTCCGCCGGTCGCCATCCCGTCGGTGCAGCAGATGATGGCTCCTCCGGCGCCGGTCGCTCCCCCCGTAGCGGCTCCGGCTCCGCCGGTCGCTCCGCCCGTGGTGACGCCTCCGGCTCCGGCTCCAGCTCCGGCTCCGGCTCCGGCTCCGGCTCCAGCTCCGGCTCCGGCCCCGGTCGAGGTGCCCGTCGTGGCCGAGGTCCCGGCCGTGCAGGAGCAGGCGCCCGCGCCCGCTCCGGCCGCGCCGGTGCAGGAGCAGGCGGCTCCGGAGCCTGCCAGCGCG